CCACATCGGGGTATTTACCAATAGGGGCGGCGCGATCCGCGAGAACCGCCTCAAGGGCGTTGTGGGCTTGCTTCCATAGGGTAGGGATCGCAGGGTAGGTTTCTCGGTAGACTTTAATGATTCGCTTTGACTCGTCCTCATCAACCTCAACCCCAAACACCTTAAGTTGAGCCTGAAACTTAACCGCGCCCATTCCATATCCCGCGCCAAGGATTGTTGTCTTACCAACGAATCTTTCTTCCTTTGTAATTTCTTCGATAGGTTTGACATAAATAGCCGACGCCATGATTTTGTATACATCTTCGCCCTTCTCAAACGCCTCCACCAAGTCGGTCTGCCCCGCCAACCATGCCACGGTACGGGCTTCGATCTGAGAGGAATCCGCATCAATTAGCACATAACCATCCGGAGCGCAGATAGAAGTTTTTAATTTGCCTGCGTTCTGACCACGAGCCGGTAAATTTTGCAGGTTTACCTTATCGTCCCCACCCCACCTACCCGTATGGGCGGCATAGTATTTAATGGGTACTGGGAGTTTGCCCCTTTGGGAGATACCGATAAACCTTTGGGTGCGTGTTTCCTCTAAAGTTGTTTTGTTACCAAGCCTCGCCGCTACCAACGTCTGCACCCGTACATCAGCGTGGTTCTGTAATCCCTTAAATTCTTCGTCTGTCTTGGCAAACGCCCATGCCTCCTTGCCCGTGCGTGCACTAATCTTGGTAGGCGGGTCAACCCCTAGTTGTTTGAGCAGTTCGGCAAACTTATCGTTCGACATCAGCGTGTCCTTGTCTGCCTCTGCCGCCTCTAGTAGTTTCTCCTTGCGGGTCTTGACATCTAGCAGATGTTGCTCAAGCAGGGGGAGATCCAATTCCAGCGTAGGTTCGATAAACATCCGCAAAGTGCAGTCGATTACCTTAAGTTCCTTGGGTGGGAATTTCTCGGCTAGGATCTTAAACAACGCATAGGTTAACTCCACATCGTTCTTGCAATACTCTCCGTACCGCTCAAGATCCTCGGGGGTGAAGTCCGCACGGTGCTTACCCATAGCGTTTATTACTTCCGTACCCTTTTCCCCCAGTTCGTAATGCTTCGCCAAATTCGCAAGAGACGCGCTTGTATCCACCCCGTTAACAGCACGCGCCATACAAATAGTATCCAACCAACCCTTCGGCTTAATCCCAAAATGCCACGAGAGTATTGACCCATCAAACGCGGTGTTGTGCGCGAGTACAAAGGCATTTGCCCAGTCGTACTGGTTAAGAAATTTCTTAATCTCCCCCTTGGTTCCGGAGCACCATGTCGTTTCGCCCTCATCTACCTTTACCCCCACGCCGATAATCTCAAACCCGTCATGACGCACGTACTCCTCTGTCGTCATCTTGGATAGTGAAAATTCTTTGTCGTAATAAGTTTCTAAATCTAATGTGATGATCACTAATTAACCTTTTGGTATATTTATTGTTTGCCGCTTGGGGGAGTTCACCATCGCTCTCACATACGGCAGATTCAACTGCTCTCCGTCTTCGGTTACGTCAGCAAGTCCCCGTAGAATATCCGCAGTAAACTTGTTGCGCTCCATATTCCGCAACCCCTCAAACAAAGCGTTCATTTCTTCGTCGTACAGAAAAGGTACTAGGGTTTTGACACCCTCCTTGCGCCCCATAATTTGATCGACTATATGTTGCCATTTACCAAATGGTGTCTCAAATTCTTCGGGGTTTGTTTTCATGCGCTCTAATAGTATTTGCACCCCTTCGTTCATCTCCTCGATCCGCATCAGATCTCTCCCAAATACTTGACTAAATCGTTGTACTTAGCGGTTGGCTGTAACTTCTTTATACGCAGGTTGGTTTCGTCAGCCACACGGTCAATCAGTCCGTGCTTTACCAACTTCTTGATGCGTGAGTGGGTCGTAGCGTAAGACGCCGCCTTGAAGTTCCTGATAATACCCATGATGGTGGCTCCCCCATTATCTTTATGGGTGGACACGATGGCGTTTAGCAGTAGCACGTCCGTGCTATCTAATTTGTACTTCGACTTTAGTCCCGCAATTGCTACACACAATTTGTCAATTCTCATTTTTTATTTCTCCTAAGTTTGTAATACACACAACGGTCAGTCCCTCGGTACTTCGGAATTACAAGGTCAGCCGCTACCATCTTGGCAAAATACCGTTGCGCAGTTCGCATACTGCACTCCAGCATATTTTGAATGTCCCTGATACAGAACGAATACTTCCCCCGCAAGTGCCGGATCAGCCATACTAAGTTAGCATCACTCGGCTTTGCCTTCATCACTCAACTCAATAATTTTGTCTAAGTAATGTCGGGCTTTCTTAACATCTTGTACGCCACCCTTACCCTCGACGCCCTTGGTATTTACCCGTGCAAGGTACGCGATGGCAGAGCCTAACAGAAACCCACGAAACTGGGCGGGGGTCATCCACGCTTCCATCGCATCCCACGGTTGCACCTTCATGGCTTTGTAATGGTCGCCACCTTCTTGAATGTCGTTCGCGCTCATTTAATTGTCCTGTATTTTGTTTTCATAACTTCTTCATACGAAAACTTTTTACCTAGCGCCTGAACAACATCTATTTCTTGTTTAGAGTATTTAACTAACCTACTGTTAAACACAAACGCATATTTAGGCAAAGCAATTTTCTTGCGTAGGAAGTCGCGGCCTTTTGGTGTCAAGCGCCACAATCCTGATGCACGTTTATCTTCCTTCAGGTCTTTGGGTTTCTTCTCAACTAATTCCCAATGACGTAGGGTAGCCAAAGGTTTAGACCGCAGAATCATTTTGTGCGCCTTGCCAATATCTATCCACTCGCTTTTACGAAAGTTATTGAGCATCCAAAGCATCCCCATCACCTGTGTGCTTGTTATCTGATACCCATTGATCTTCCCCCACCGTCCACAACACGGACAGTTAGCACCTTTGTCTTTGATTGCGCTGTTAAACTGTTGCCGCGCTTCAACTAGTGTTTTCATAGTAACGCTTCTCCTAATTGTTCAATTTCTTTTTGTTTAGTCTTGCGCTCCTGCTTCTTGAACCACTTACTCAAAACCTTAAGTTCTTCCTCAGTCTTAAAAGGCCAAGCCATTCGCACCGAATCAAGGGGTGGTTCTTCTGCATCAAGATACTGGTGCTCCTTTGGTACTAACTGATTTATTAAAAACCAATCTACTGTAGGCTCATTCATGTTTAAAATACCCTCCCTCACGCAGTCCTAGGTCAAGAGACAGCCGCTCGTTCTCATCTTTGACCCTGTGGTATGCCTGTCTCAAATACTCAATTTCTTTCTTTAACCGCTCGATTTCGGCTTTGTATTCTTCAGGAGTCATTCTTTCACCTTATAAAATTTCTTGGAGCCGATACGCACTATATCGGCGATATTGTTCTCAACAAACCTGTTCAATGTTCGGGCTATTTTGTGCTTGCTTACGATCCATTCCTTTGCAATTGTCTTTGCTTGCACGGGGGTTTTTGGATGAGAAAGTAGATACTTCCACACCTTCTCTTCAAAGTCGGTCATCTCAACTGCCATCGTCTATCCCCTAATCCCTCTTGCTTCCCATAACACCTGACCCAATCGTTGCAATATCTCTTCCAATTGTTTTTTGTTTTCGTTGTACAAACGCTCAGACAAATAGAAAAAGCAGGCGGCTTTCCCGTCATCAAAATCCATGTGTACCGAATCAAGTAACTGACTGACCTCATCAAACCTGTATGACAACTCGTCAAGGTCATTGCTTATCTGCCATGCTCCATTAAGAAGTTTGTCTAAGTCCTCTGTCTTAACTAGGGCCATCGAGGAGGATTTCTTAGCGGCTTTTTTCTTCATGTGTTCTTCTCCTTTATAGGCGGGTTCCACCACGATTAGCGCAAGGCCACACTTGGGCTACTGCATTAACCACAAGGGAGTCAGCGGAAAAATGTCGTTTCTCAGGATTGTTTTCTAAGTACCGCTTGACTACATCTTGGGCTTGCCCTGCGGTTATGTTTCTTGGAGGGCATACCTGTGTTCTAACAAACACATCAATTACCCCTTGCACATATCCGAGAGAGACCGCCCTTGGGATAACATCTGAGTCATTCATCTTAGACAGCAGACCGTTGCCATCCATAAACTCAGCACTAGCCATGCACGGTACAAACAATAAACTTGCGATTAGTTTTTTCATTTATCACCTCCTAAAAATACCCACGTTGAACCTTTAAGTTCTTGGTTGAGATCGGTTAATAACTTTTCAAAATGCGTAAGTCCGGTTTCGTCAACGACCACCCCCACGCCTCCCTGCGATGATAGTTCCGACAAATTCTTCATCTGTAGGGCGGTGGGTTTGTTGCCGTTGGCCTTGCACTCGATACCAAGGAATATGCCATCAAGGCACGCAATAATATCGGGCACACCGGACGATCCGTAGCCATGCGTGGCAGGCATAAAGTAGTAAGCCTTACGCTCTGCTAGCATGCGCTTAACCTTGTCCTTTACCTTTTTCTCAGGTGTGGACATGGTTATCTCAGATCAAGTTTCTTTTCTAGGTACGCAATCACCGCAAGCGCATCGTAATACTTCACGCTCAGGTCTTGCAGTTTCTTCTGTAATGCAGTCTCGTAGTCCTCGTTGACCTCGGGTGGCTCATCGACGGGGTTACTGCGGAGGAAAAACTTATCCTCGTATTTGGTCATCTGCCCTTCCTTTACCAACTTACTCAGCATGCCATAGACCTGCGTAATGGGCTTCTTGGTTGCTTGGGCTATCTGCTTTGCCGTTGACCCGGAGTTTCTAAATACTTCCTTTAGCACGGCGGCTTTTACGGTTATCTTTTTCATTTGCACTCTTTCTTGTTTGTTTAAGTTCATGGTACTCGTCATACGAAATGTAAATTATGATGTTCGTTGGGTTTAATTTTCTACCGATAGATTCTCCTATATCTGATTTATTAACATCTGTTAACTTAAGTAACGCCAGCCTCTCGGATACAAACAGCGGACACTCGGATATGTCAGGCAATGCAAACTTCTCGCTACTTGCGTTGTCGCACGCCACCATCCAATCCACATCACCGCTCTCGTGCAGATACACGATAACTACAAATCTTTGGTTCATTCTAATCCTCGTCACAACACTAAATTATCAAACAGTTTTAAACCTGTCAAGTGTTATGAAAAAGTATTTCTACCGACCTCGACCCAGTACTGGCTATCGTTGACTTTCATACCAACCTCGGGCACGAACGCTTTGTTGTCCATCATGCGTAACATAGCAACTTGTTCTTGGACATTCTTGGGTGCGCTGTCTATAGAATCCGCAGTAGCAAGTACGTTATTATCACTCGATAGATTCACCGACCCATCAGGGTTTATCAGTACATGCAGGTGCATGACTTCTCGGTTCCTGACCCGCTTCATCTCTTGAAACGCAGGGATGGCGTCGTCCATTAGTTTTGCCAACTTCTCGGTCTGTGGCCGGAACCCCGTGTCGCGTAGCATGATAAGTTCTTCTACGATATCTTCCAGTTCAATCCTATCCGTGGTGCGCCTGTAACTGGAACGCACCCCATTAAACCATTCGTGTACGCTGTGCCGGAAGTCCCCCCTTGACCATCTAGCCACCCGTGTAGCCGCAAACGGTTTCACATGCTCACGCAGAAGCCTTAAGATCTTTTTAGGATCTCGTGACTGTTTGCTGTGATACTCATCTGTATTTTCCCGGTACTTGTCGTTCTCGATTGTATATGCCCGCACAATAAAAACATCACGGCCTTTTGCATCGGCCTCTAACTGCACCTTTGCAACTAACGCATCGCCTCTATCCCCATCCAAAAACCTACTGTCGTAAAATTTCAGGACGGTGGCTAGCGCAGTAACATGTATAGGGAACTTGCTCACATGCCCACGCCGTAACTCCACAAGTATGTCCCGCAACTCATCACGCAAACCACTTGTATCTTCAGGTAACACTAGCATCGCACTCTCCTTAGAACATTGATAAAATCTCATCGACCCGAGCCTTGGTATCCAACCGCAAGGCATCATCCTCACGCAGATCTTTAGGCGTGACCCCAACCAAGGCAGACTCCAACTTCTTACGGGCGGCTTCCAACTTGGTGTCGTTCGTGACGTTCAACTTAGTCAGCAGGTCACACATATCCACCGCGTTGTTGACCAACGAATCACGGAAGATCTGCTTTTCCTCACCCGCCAACTTGCCGCTCATCTTCGATAGACATTCGTGGAGCCGGTCCCAGACGTCCTTAGTGGCTTCTGTTAACTTGTTTTGGTAAAACGATTCATATTGAGCCACCAACTCCTCTTTATGTTGCTCGTTTACGTCAATCCGGAAGTCCCCTACATCCGGCACAGGTAGGAACACATACCGGAACTTGAACTTGTTGATCAACTGATCGACATCGGGGTACTCATCGGCATCAAACAAATCACCCAACTGAAACGCCGCCGCACTAACCAATGTCGGGTACTCCCGCAAGAACTCCTTGACCGCATCGTTGAACTGCTGTTCGTAGTCAGAGAGCGTAGCCTTGTAGTCAAAGAAGTTTTTCATAGGTAACAGCCTAGAACCCCCGTCACTCCACGGTAGCGTCTGCTCGTAGTGCCATGTCCGTATCATGCCAACAAGTTTTTGCACCTGCTCCAACTTATCGGTTCCTGCCAAAAGTTTTTTATGGTAGTTACCCGCCTTGGTCTTGGTGCTTTTAGCGGCATCAATCTCCTCGGACACCTTCTTGTCTTGCTTGCGACCTGTCCATACGCTTATGTTCAAGTCGGCTAACATCGAACTGTTCTGAATCATTTGCACTCTCCTTGGTTAAGTAATATGCACATCGCGTGCGCTTCGTCCTCGTTAAAGTCGTAGTAAATCTTGTCGTAGTGCATCACCTTGTTGTAATGCTCTACTTGCCACACCATAACTTCTTTCAAAGTGTTCCACCCTCCTTGCCAGTTAGTAAGTTTCTTTCGACCAACCACACACCAATCTTTGATCGCACTCATTTATTAACACCTGTTAATTTAAGAAACGCTACTGCTTCGTCCTTGGTTAAACCTTTGGTTAATATCTCTCCTTTTACAAATCGTTTTAGATTCTTATCCCGCATCACCGACTCCGCTATATATAAAAGTTTTCCGTTTGCACCCTTCACTATTGCGTATGTAGATTCTTTGGGCGGTGTATTCATTGCATGTGTACCGTTTTACCCACACCACTTACTTCATCTGTCGTGATACCCCACAGCGTCGGGCATGACCAACCATTACCCCAGTTAGGCACATACCCATCGGTAAGCACGATGGCACACTCGGCTTTGATCTTCTTCTCACTCATGTAGTCCACGATGCACTGCGGGTTAGTGCCCCCACCACCTCTCGGTTTGGTAGAGCCAAGCAGATTGTCCAACTGATCTTGCTCGTACTTCTCGTGCTGACACACATCAGTATCCCAATACAACAAGTCGATACCCTCGGGCTTGACCCGATCACAAATGTCACGCACCTCACCCAAGAACTGACTGACCTCATCTGACCCGATAGAGCCTGACATGTCGATGGCAACCACAACCCGACCCACCGACTCACCGATAAGTGATGGCATGTAGACATCATCACCGATCCACCGCCTCGATGGCCTGCGCCAAGTAGACTCGTCTTTGTCCACACAGAAACTTGTTATGAACTCACGCAGAGCCTCGCGCCAGTCAACCTTCGGTGTTAGCACATCACCAATCTCGCGGGGCACATTACCTTTCATCTTGCCTGCAAGGATCGCGCCCTGACGCAACGCCTGATCCACATCCCGTGCTAACTGCTCTTTCTCCTCGGGCGACATCCCCTCGGCAGATTCCCAACCATGCTCGTCGAACCCACCCTCTCCACCCTCACCACCACTCTCGGCATCTTCCTTCAACATGCGGTACACCGTCCCCGCATCCATGCCTCGATACTTCTCATCAAGCAACCCACCCTCGGGTAGTGTGACCTCGCCTGCTCCGTCATCGGCATCCACAATCATAAGATTGATCACATAGTCACACGCCATGTTCGCCAACTGAGCCTGCTCTTTGTAGAGATGCTTCCACACAGTCGTATGCCGGAAAGCCTTGTGCAGATTCTCGTGCAGTATCAGACCCTTCAAGTCAGACTCGGACAACTTATCTACAAACTTCCTACCGTATGCCGTGTTGCGCCCATCGGTGTACGCAGTCGGACAACCCTCATCCTTCACCTCCGTCTTACCAATCATTAGCACACCCGAATACAGACAATACTTCGGATGCTTCATGAGCCACACATGAGCCTTCTGCACCCGTTGCTCTGCTGTTAACTTACTCATTTATTAACTCCTGTTAATTAAAACAGCCACTGGTTAGCCAACGCCCAGTCCTTGAACTCTTTGTTCACCACACAGAACGCTTGCTTATTAGGAGACTTCATCACGCTTGTTGCGAACAGAGCCTGCCACTCCATGTCCATACGCTGAACATAGGTCATCCACTTGCTCAGAGTATCTTTCTCCACACGACTGATCGCAGAGAACACCATGATGCACTTGGCTATCGCATCGTCGGGCATCTTCGCTCCCTTCGGATCGTTGATCACCGCCTCCCAACTCGGCAACTTGTCCACCACCGTGAAGAACGCCTGCATATCTCGCGCCGCACTCTCACCGATAGTCCCCGTGAGTAAACTTATTGTTAGTGCATCACCCAACTCGGCACGCTGTTTAGCGATATGGCTTGCTTTCTCCAACGATCTCGGTGTCACCACCGCACCGCTACCCGCCCGTGTCGGATTGAAGATATAGGGATTCTCTCGTTGCGCAGGGTCGGTGTAAGACTCCAAGGCATGCGGGAACTGCTTGACCCACGCGATCACCTCGGGCGACACATCATTACCGATTGCCCACTCGATCCACTCGTCTGCGTTAGGCTTGCGAACCGTCACGAACGCCACCCGATTGCGAGCATGCGCCTCCAACATATCCCCGACACCATCTGTTAACAAGTTAGTCGTACCGAAAACGATTGACCCATCCGGCAAGTAATGATCACCGATGCGATGCTCTAGCATGAGAGTCAATAGCACATTTTTTACCGCCTTCATGGCTTTGCCGATCTCGTCCAACATCACAATGACTGGCTTACCCTCGTGCATCTTGAACCTAGCGTTCGGTGCGAACTTGGTTACCTTATTAACACCTGATAACTTATTGTCCACGACCTCGGTGTACGGCAAAGCAAAGTCACCCAAGTCAAGCAAGGTGCAGTCAATGTACGCCGTCGCGTAGTCGGGGAATTGCTTTTCCAAGACCTTCAACATGGCAGACTTGCCAATGCCGGGTTCGCCCTGCCCGATGATAGTTACAGATTGCCCTACCGTACCAATACCCTTAGCAAAATCACGCAGGGTCACGGAACCACCAAAGTTAATTACACTCATTTCTTACCACCTTTCTTATCATCACTAAAAGAAATCCATATACCAATACCAATCACAACAAATATCAATACAACAAACCACACCAACTCTTGCGCGGCTTGAGCCGCCATGCCTGAGTCAACCCACCAATTAGTTTTACTCATTTGTCATCTCCTCCGGATATGATGCACGCCAAGAAATACACACAGAACGCTATGCAGATCAGACCAAGTGCCCCGTTCAAGGCACGCAAAACCTCTG